TTTGTTCTCCTCCCCCTTCCTCTAGGTCCCTCCGTCGGCGGCGCCCCACAAGGGTTTGGATGGCTGCGAAGATCGCCTTCACGACTTCCGCCGCAGTGCACAGTACTTGCGCCCATGCAGCAACCCGATCGATGCCATCGCTACCCCGCGGGGTGAACCGCCTACTGAACCGGCTCGAGGTGGAGCCGGCCCGCCGTCTCTGTCGTCACATTCCCGGACGCGAACGTCGCGGTCCCGTAGATTCCATACGCAGTGATTCCATCGGAATACACCGTCCACTCCCCCGTCACTGGCGCGTCGCCGATCGACGTGTCCACAGTGCTGTGGAGGGAGAATCTGGGCCCCGCGATAGTCGCGTGGGCACCTGATCCCGTCGCGTCGAGCGCCGCGTTGATCTCCACATGGCTCCCGATCTGAGTAGGCGTGTACTTCTTAAGCGCGAGCGCCAGCGCCGTGGTGGCTGCGAGCGAGTTCTTAAGGTACGTGACCACCCTCACGATCCAGAGGCCACGCGCGAGGACGAAGCGCCCCACGGTGCCGGTGATGCTGATGAAGTCTGAGCTCACAGTACGAGTGCCTTGGCTCTCGATTTTCTGCGCGCTGTCGAAGTCCAGCGACCGTTCGACGGTGGTGGTGAGCGTGTTGCCCAGTGCCTGGTAGGTACCGCCAATGGACTGGACGGTAGTCGCGGCAGTGGGTGACGGCTCCGGGGTGTAGAGCTCGACCACGTAGTCCACGTACAGGTAACCGACGAGTGTCGCGTCGGCCTGCCCGTTGGTGACCACGTAGAGACGCGCCGCGTCCATGATCTTGAGATCCATCCCGGTAGTGAGGTCGGAGCGCACGAACTTCTTGGATGGGTTCACGCGCGCGGGCTCGAGGTGGAGGGCGTTGGGCAGCCACGGAGATGAGGCAACGAAGCCGTAAGAAACGGCCGCGGTGTTCCATGTCTCCGGAGCAGCACCATCGACACCATAGTCGAGGAACATGCCCACCTGCCCAATGGCAGTTGTGGCGCATGCCGGCTCATAGCGGAGCACGAGCTTCGTGAACTTGTAGTTCTCGTAGCGCCCCGCGATGTGGAAGAGCCAGGAGAAGAGGCCCTTGCCAGTTTGGTCCACAGTGAGACCGGCGTTGACTGCGTAGTCCGCACTGGCGTAGTTGGTACTACCGTACACTCCGGACACGTACTCTGTGTTGGAAATGCGTGTAACATTGCCATTCACAGTCATACGAGCCTGGGATGTTTTGGTGGTTGAGCCCCTAGCAGTAGGGGCTGTGGCGCGCTTCGTGCCGGAAGCGCGCGCCTGCCCCTTCGACTTTGAAGAGTTGTTCTTGTTGTTGACCATTTTGTAGTTGGTCGTTGAGTTTATATGGGATACGACCGCTCCCGGTCGGACTGTACATCATCTAGTAGCTGGCTAGGCTGGAGCCGTGCAGTCTCTCGGCATTTTGTTTAGCACGGAAATATTAAGCGCGGATGACTCCGAGGCGGATTGGAGCCGGTTAGAGTGGGGTCGCTGCCTGGACCGCACTGTTCATATAGGTATGGGAGGTTTGTCGTAGATGGGATATTCTAACCCAGGCTATGTGTGGCCCTTGCTGTTGCAGCTACACGTTAGGTTTCTAACGCATGCTGTCAACTCCAGTACCACTACACTATGCGTAGGACAACGAATATACCACCCCTTCCCCTCACCACGCCCACAAACAATGTGGTCCGGCGCGCCTCGCTTCCTCCACCTTTTCTCCTCCACCCAACGCACCGTTTTGGTCCCATAATCTAGATGACCCCATTTTCACCACCATGCTACCCAGAGAACGAATCCTCACGGGTTGCTCCGGTGGTGTACCAATAGAGTGGGGGGAAGCCGGAGGCTTCATCATTGGTAGGTGACCAGTACAGAGGGGTCTGGTCATAAGATGACTCGAGGCTACGCTGCGCGTCGGGAAGCCACCCGAACGCGCGGTAGAAGCTATATCTTGCTTCCTCAGTGATAGGTTTGCTGTGGCGGCGCATGCCTTTCGACAATTGCCTAAACCCATAACTGACTGCCTCATGGTTCATATCCGCCCCGGCGCCGCGGCCCAAGCAACGGTAGAAACTATCGAGCACAGGAATGCCACCAGCAAGCGCGAGACCGCACTCACTGATCGCCGCCCGCACCCTGTTCCACTGTTTCAAGTTCCCGACACCTTGGAAGGTTATGAGGTCCTTGGCGAGGGTCTTCCTGGGATCCCTCACCATGAGCCATCTCTTGCCGTCGAAGACCGGCTGGGATTGGCAAAATACGATGCGTTCGAAAACGTCAACGGGCTCCTCAACAGTCATTTTGAAGCCCATCTCTGCGAACCATGCCTCGAATCCCACCGTGAACCGAGCGAGGTCGGCACGCTCAATGATCGTGACACAATCGTCACCATCATTCAGCAGCCGCGCCTTCACTTCCAATTCCTGGCAGTAGATCCACATGAGTCCGCACATGATAAGGACATTACCCATTGCTGTGTTCATGTCCCCGCTCATGCGTCTCCCCTTCACTTCGTACTTAAACGACCCATCCGGACAGCGGACGAAACCGACCGTCTGGAGCTGCCATGACAGCAACTCCGCCAGTCGGGGACATTTAAAGATCTTGTTATACACCTCGTGCTCCCCTTGGAGAGCAGTCACCGATACATGTTGGTCAAAACGATTGGCATCTGCTCCAATCGCGACAGGATCCTCAAACTCCGCCCACATCTTGGCAAGCGCCTCACCACGCGCGACGGCATTCAGCCCTTTCGCCACGGTGACGCCTCCCCACACTCTATTGATAGCATTATACACGCCATGTTCGATCGGTTTCAAATAAATCCCCACGGCAAGGTTGTAGACCGGACGACGCGGTTGGATCACTCGTGGCACTGGATCAGGCTTGGCCTGCAGATCCAGCTTGTCTGCCTTGACGAATGTACTCACAAACGAGTCCTTCAGCCACACGCCCAAAGTGTGGTACACTTCCCGTGCCTTCGCGTAGATCTCCCTCTTGCGACCCTGATACATATCAACGAATTCCTCCGTTGAGATCGGGGTGGCCTTTGGAAGGTACTTGGCTAATGCCCGGGTATACTTACCCCACCTTTTGCGGTAGATCTCTACGTTGGGTGAAATGGGTGGTTCCCCCTTGTGGAAGAAGACTCTCTCCAACACCCCACGTAAAGCGGTTACTACGCTCCTGTCGTGTACAGAGTACTGCACCCAAGCCCCGATCGGAGCAAGGATGTGGTATGCACGCTGCACGGATTTCGACGGTCCCTCGAAAACGAGTTTGCTAACCCCTTCGACGACACGCTCCTGGATCATGGAAACACTGTAGTTTCCGCGCCATGCTCTTTCAAGCAGGGCGGGATCGTATGTCGTTGAGAGGGAAACTCCCTTCCGTGGGCACCGTCAGTCATCGCGAGCCGCGCTCACGCCCATCGCGCGGCGCCGGTTGGTCTGCCAGTCCTGTGCGAACTCGGCAGCTTCCAGCTCCGCCACGTTGGGGGTGAACACCAACTCGATAGCAATAGGAAGGTCCCTGACGATGTGAGTACTCCGATGATTAGCTTGCACGAGGTGACGTGAAATCACATCGCGGGCAATCAGCCGATTCGCTTTGGACGGGATTGCTCCCGGCCCCAGCTTAATCTTCGCCTCATTGATCGCTTCAAAGACAGCAGGACCGCGCAGATGGCGGTTCTTCCTCTTATTGCTATCCGCAAGCTCAGCATCGTACTCGGCGATCATATCATGACCGTGGGTACCGATAGCTTGAGTGAGCCTACGGACCAACTCCGCGCGAGTGGGCAGTCCGGATTGCCACCAGACATACACCATCGCGCAGAGAAGGCTGAGCACCAAGATCGAGGCACCGGTGATACCGGTCCACTCGATCAAGATCTCGAGATGTGCCGCCGTGGACACTTGCCACGCGGCGTTGGGAAAACAATTGTACTTGCA